GAAGCCGCTGCCGCCTATCACCATGTGTCCGGCGACCTGGCGGCAGAGCGCGAAAAGGGCCTGAGGGCCTACATGCGCGAGCCCTACGGCACGGAGATGGAGGGTCGCAGCCAGGTCGTCGCCTCGGACGTTTTCGACGCCGTGGAGGGCATGCTGCCCGACCTCGTTGAAGTGTTCACCAGCACCGACAAGGCCGTGGTTTTCGATCCTGTCGGGCCGGAAGATGAGGCCGGCGCCGAGCAGGCGACCAACGCTTGCAATCATGTTTTCTACAAGCAGAACAACGGCTTCCTGATCCTCTACACAGCAGCAAAGGACGCGCTGCTGATGAAGACGGGCGGCGTGAAGTGGTACTACGAAGACACTGAAATCCCCGTCTTCACCACGTACCGCAACGTATCGGAGATTCAGCTCGCCGCCTTCCTGGCGAGCAACCCGAAGGCCGAAATCCTCTCCCAAGAGGAGGCCGAGCCCACGCCTGAGATGTTGGCCGAAGCCGCGCAGTCCGGCATGGTCCCTCCCAAGACCTTTGCGCAGATCAAGGTCAAGACGCGCGAACGAAAGCAGAAGGTCTGCGTCGCCAACATTCCCGCCGACGAGCTGCACGTTTCGCGCCGGCACAACTCGGTGTTGTTGGCTGACTGCCCCTACGTTGCTCATGTCTGCGAGAAGTCCCTGAGCGACATTCGCCAGATGGGCTTTGACGTGACCGCCGACGATGTAAAGGCGGCCAAGGACGAGGCCACGACGCAAGACCGGGAATTGCGCGACACCCTGCAAGGCGGGCGCTATGGCTGGTGGCGCGACGACGCGCAAGAGCTTGACGAATCGCGCGTCCGTGGCTGGCTGCGGGAAGAGTACGTCCTAACGGACTTTGATGGGGACGGCATTGCCGAGCGCCGCCAAGTTTTCCGGCTTGGCAAGAAGATTCTCAGCAACACCGAGTTTTCGCACGTGCCCATGGCTGCGTGGACTCCGTACCTGCTGACCCATCGCTTTGATGGTCTGTCCGTGGCGGATCTTGTCGAAGATTTCCAGCGCATCAGCACGGATATCTGGCGCGCACAGCTTGACAACCTTGACCTGGCGAACAACCAGGAAACCGTTGTGCTGACCGACGCCCAGGGCGCACCCCTTGCGAACCTGGACGACCTGCTGAATCGTCGCCCTGGCGGCATCTTGCGCGAGCAGGCTCCGAACGCCGTTCGCCCCTACGTGGAGCGCTGGCAGGGCATCGAGGCCATGCCGATGGTGGAGCTTCTGGAGTCGAAGAAGGAGAACCGCACCGGCTACACCCGCTATTCGCAGGGCATGGACGGGGAGAGTCTGAACAAGACCGCGACGGGTGTTCAGAAGATCATGGACGCTTCGGCCAAGCGCATGAAGCTCATGGCGCGGATCATGGCCGAGGCCCTTGTGGCGCCGATGTTCCGGGGCATCTTCAAGACCCTGACCGACTCGGGCATCGAACAACTGTCGTTCCGCCTGAACGGCAAGTTCGTTCAGTATGACCCGCAGGAATGGCGAGACGGGTACGACATGAGTATCAATGTCGGCATTGGCACAGGCGACCAGATGCAGCAGGCGGCCTACTTGCAGCAGATCGCGCAGGCTCAGTTCGCCATGCTGGGGTCTCCGATGGGCGGGCGGGTGGTCACGGAGCAGAACATCTTTGCCGTGCAAGCCCGCATCGCCGAAAACGCAGGGTTCAAGAATCCCGCCGAGTTCTTCACCGACCCGAGCCAGCTTCCGCCCCCGCAGCCCGCAGGCCCGCCGCCTGAGGTGCAGCTGGAGCAGATGAAGCAGCAAGGCCGGATGCAGGAAAAGCAGATGGAACTGAACGCCGACGCGCAGAAGTTCCAAGCCGAGCAGGTCATGCAACAGCAGACCGACCAGAACCGGCAGGAGATGGAAGCCCGGCAGAACGCGCTGACCCTGCAACAGCAACTGGCGGCGGACAAGGAAATCAAGGCACTTGAGATTGCAAGCCAGGAGCGCATCAAGCTGGCCGAAATCCAGCACGACCGATGGAAGGTCGAATTCATGGCGCGGCTTGACTTTGGCAAGCACCAGGACGGCATGAACGAGCGCCGCGAACAGGCATTCAACGCCCGCAACGAAGAAGGCAGCAATGACGCCTGAGCAAGAGCGCGACCGGGGCCTGAATGCCCGCCTGCTGCTGGAAAACGACCTGCTTCAAGAGGCCATGAGCGCCATTGAAGGCGAGGTGGTAAAGCAGTGGGAGCAGTGCCCCGCCCGCGACAAAGAAGGCAAAGAAGCCTGTTGGCAGTTGCTCAAGACCGCCAAGAAATTCCGCCGCTTGCTCGAAGGTCACGTTCAGACCGGCAGGCTTGCTGAAGAGAACCTGCGCCGCATCGAAGAGAGCCGCCTAGCCCGCCTGGGCAGGGCCATTCGCCGCGCCGCTTAGAGATTCGCCGCAAGGTGAACCGCGACCGCCCTAGAGGCGGTTTTTTTGCGCCCTAACTAGGCGCCATTTTTTGTGAGTGAGTATGGACACCGATCCGAACCCGGAAGTGTCTGCGCTGCTGTCTGCGCTTGACGACACCCCCAAGGACGAAGACACCGGAGAAACCGGCGAGTCTGACAACCTGGAGGCCGACGAGCAGGACAGCGCCGAAGAGGCACAGCCAGAAGCACCCGAAGACGAGAACGAATCACCGGCCAAGCTGGTGCTGGAGTTCGACGGCAAGCAATGGGAACTCCCACCGGGAACGCCCCCAGAGATTGCCGAAGGCGTCAAGAAGGTCGCCGACGAGCTGAAGGCGGACTACACCCGCAAACGCCAAGTTGCAGCCGAGCAGGAAAAGACCATCCGGCAACACGCCGAGGCCCTGCAAGAGTCGCAGCAGATCGCCGCCGCCACGTTCGAGAAGTCGCTGGAACTGTCGTTCATCAGCCGGCAGATTCAGCAGATCGAATCTATCGACTGGCAGGCGCTGGCAAATGAAGACCCGTCGCGGGCTTCTGTGCTCCAGATGGAACACACGAAGCTGATGCGCCAGGCTCAAGCCCTGCAAGGCCAGGTGCAGCAAATGGCAATGTACGAACGCCAGAAGCTGCAAACGACCAAGCAAGAGGCCGCCAACCGGCTCGCTGCTGCGGCCAAGGAAATCATTCCTGGCTACAACGACAAGACCAACAAAGAGCTTTTGGACGTATTCATCCACTGCGGGTTCGCGGCGGAAGAAGCGGGGTCCATCAACCGCCCCGAACTGCTCAAGCTCATCAACTACGCGCGCATGGGCCTGGCGCTGGAAAAGAACCAGCCCAAGGCCATGAAGAAGGCGAACGACGCACCCCGGGTCATGAAGCCCCAAGCCCCCGCCCCGCGCAAGCAGAACCAGAGCGCCGTTGAACGTCTCAAGAAGACGGGCAGGGCATCCGAACTCATCAATTTCCTTTGAGGTTTCACCATGGCACAACCAGCCAACACCTTTGATACCTACGACGCCGTCGGCAACCGCGAAGACCTGCAAGACAAGATCTACTTGGTCTCGCCCGAGAAGACCCCCGTCATGTCGGCGGGCCGTCGCTTCAAGGCGACCGCCAAGTTCCACGAATGGCAGCGCGACTCCCTCGCCACGCCGAACAAGGACAACGCCGTCATCGAAGGCGACGACCGCACCGGTACGGCCCTCACGCCGACTGAGCGCGTCGGCAACTACGCCCAGCTTTTCGACAAGGTGGCCGTTGTCACCAGCTCGCAGCGCAAGAGCAACAGCGCCGGCCGCTCGGACGAGATGAAGTACCAGATCGCCATGAAGGCGATTCCCGAACTGAAGCGCGACATCGAGGCCATGCTGTTGTCGAACAACGCTGCTGTTGCCGGTAACTCGTCCACCGCGCGCAAGTCGGGTGGCATCGGCACCATGATCTACACCAACACCTCGCACGGTGCTGGTGGTTCGACCGCTTCGCACGCATCGGGCGCTCCCACGACCGCCCCGACGGCTGGCACGAACCGCGCGTTCGCTGAATCGCAGATCAAGACCGTCATGCAGAGCATCTACACCAACTCCGGTGAAATGCCCTCGTTCATCTCCCTTACCCCCTCGCACAAGGCAGGTTTCTCGGCCTTCACCGGCATCGCGACCTCGCGCTACCAAGTGGGCAAGGGCAAAGGCGAGCAGACGCGCATCATTGGCGGCGCTGACATCTACGTGTCGGACTTCGGCGAACTCACCATCGTTCCGAACTATGTGCAGGCCACGGCCAGCGCCAATACCGCGCTGATCCTGAACCCCGAGCACTACGGGGTGGCCTTCTTCCAGGACTTCAAGACCGAGCCTCTGGCGAAGACGGGCCACACGGACAAGGAGATGGTCTGCGCAGAAGTCATCGCTGTGGTGGCCTCGCAGACGGCTCAGGGCAAGGTCGCCGACCTCACCGCCTAACCCTCCTGCAACGACCCGCCCGCCTGGGGAAACCTGGGCGGGCTTTTTTGTATGTCCACACCCTTCAAGCTGACCGAATTTGATGCCTACACCGGCATTCGGACCACGGTGCATCGCACTGAGAACAAGGTGGTCATTCAAAAGACCGAGGACGTTGAACCTCTCTTGCAAGCCTGCGCCGAAGAACGCGCCCACACCCAGGGGCAGACCTGGGGCGAGATGCGCAAGGTTGGGTCTATCCCTATGTCCGTTGTGTCGAGGTTCATGCGCCAAGACGGTGGTTTTGACACCAAACGGTGTTTGGACTGGCTCAAGCAGAACCCCGCGTTCGTCACCTTTGATCGGGTCTTGAAGTGACATACAGCCAACTGCAAACCGCTGTGGAAGCGTGGTCGCACCGAACAGACCTTGCAGCCCTGTTTCCCACGTTTGTAGAGCACGCAGAAGCCCGGCTGAACCGCGACCTGCGCGTGCGCGAGATGGAGGTGGACATGGCCCCCACCGCAATCAGCGTTGATGGTGAAGTGGGCCTTCCTGCCGGCTGGCTCGGGTTCAAGCGAGTTTGGGTTAGCGGCATGCCGCGTTGGTCCATCGACCCCCAAACGCTCGATTACGTCGAGCAGTTCGGCAGCACGGGCGGCAACCCCTCGTTTTACGCAATCAATGGCTCAGTGGCCGTGTTTGATGGCTCGGGGACCGTCGAGGCCATCTATTACGAGTCCATCCCCGGTTTGCAGGCCAACGGCAGCAACTGGCTTTCCAACGCTCACCCGGACCTTTACCTGCACGCGACCTTGGTTGCCGTCAGCGAATACACGCGCGATGGCGGCATGGGGTCACTCAGCGACGGCAAGGCCCAGGCCCTTATCGACAAGCTCAACCGCATGGACCAGCGCGACCGGTTCAGCGGGCAACTCACTGCACGGAAAAACTGACATGCAAACCATTCGCGTAGGGGTCAATGCTGGCCCCACTTCTGCCGGCCAGATCGTTGATATCGAGTCGGGCGCGACCGCCATCAGCATTACCAACAGCAGCACCGAAGCGATTGACTGGAGCATCAACAGCGGCGGCGCTTGGACCGTCTTGGCTGCAGGTGGGACTGTCTCGGTGGGCGGTGCCAACTCTGGCGCATTCCGACTGCGTCGTGGCACGGCAGGCGGCTACCCCGTCCCCGTTGATGTGACGTTCACCGAGGCCGGCCACGTCTACCAAGACCCCACCACCGGGGCGCTGGTGGGGGTGGGAGGATTGCAGTTGCTACCGACTGCCGCAGAGCGCGGCCCGTCGGTCTTGCGGCGCGGCTTTCCGCTGTTGCGCGCTCCATTGAGCGCGACCGGCTACACCGCTGAGTCGGCAAACATCACCATCGCGCACACCACGCGCAACAACCGGCGCTGTCTGGAGTTGACGTTTGCGGCGCTCACCGGCCCGCACTCCATGAACTTCGACATTCCTTCGAGGGCCTACAGCGCCAACATCAGCTACGTTTTCGAGGTCGAGAACGCTGCCGAGTGGAATGGCGGCGACTGGCGCATCGGGCTGTTCACGGACGGCGCCTTTACGGTCGGCATGAACTACACGCAGACGGTGGGCGCGGGCAACGCCTGGAACGGCGTGCATGTGATCGCGCCCATGAACAGCACAACGGCAGAGTGGGCGGCGGTCGGCGCCGGCAGCTTCGCCAGCACCATGACCAAATGCCGCTTGCGCTTCACGCGCAAGGCCTCGCCAACTGGCACCACCCGAATCTGGGTCTACGAAGTCGCGGAGAACGAGGGGCAAAGCCTGCCCGGCATCTACATCGGCGCGGACGACGGGCACATGACCTGGTACACCAGCGGCCTGCCGATTCTGGAAAAGTACGGATTCAGTAGCTACTTGGCGTACATCGCCGACGACCAGAACGGCACGACGCGCATGCGCGATTCGGTGGAGTGGTTCGATGCCATCCAGCGCGGTCACCATGCCATCGTTCACGGTTGCAAAACAGGGATCAGCAGCCTGCGGGACTATTTCGCCAGCTACGCACCCTACGGGTCGCCGCAGGCTGCGATGGCGGCCGACATTGAATACAACCGCGACAAGATGATCGCTGCTGGCCTTGACCCCAGCGGGCGCGGTCGGCGCATCTACGCCCTGCCGCAAGGCAACCACCAGCCCAGCGGCGGCGCGGGTGACGACACCATCGCCGACGCCATGCAGGACGCCGGAATCCTCATGGCACGCCGCGCCACGGTGCAGTGCGGCAGTCCCGTCAATGGCGGCCTTCGCGGCATGGCGTACTACCTGCCCATCGTCGGGCACAGCTACGCGGGCGGCAGCGAAGCGACCAACATCACCAACATCGTCGCCCGCATTCAGGCCGAGGTCGCTGCGGGTCGCTCGGTCTGGTTGATGTTTCACCAGATCGCGGCGAGCCCCGCCATCAGCGAGGAAATCACCTCGGCGAACCTAGAAACCATCGTCGCAGCTTGCGGTGCGCTGGTGCAGTCTGGGGCAGCCAAAGCCGGCAACACGCATGACCTCTTGACCGAACTTGTGAGCTACGAAGCTCCGGTCCACATGCTGACCTGACATGCCCCGCCTCCTCTCCTACCCCACCAGCTCCACCGAGCCCGCAGAGGTGACCCATGCCGGTTGAATCCGCATCATTCATCAGCCAGCTCAACCCCAGCTATCCCACGGGCGCATCGACCAAGGCCGAGGGGGACGACCACATCCGCATGTTCAAGGCTGCGGTACAGGGTTCGTTCACCAGCCTGGGGGCTGCGGCTGTCACCAAAACCGCCGCCGAGCTGAACAGCGTCACCGA